TCAGTCGAAGAGTTTGCCTTGGTACAGATCGCGCTGGCGCTTGTGCGCGCGGGCGAGGAGCTTGCGGACGCCGCGCTCGGTCATATCGTAGCGCTTGGCCAGCTCCGGCAGGTTGGTGCCGTTGAACTCGTCCAGGATCATCTGATCGCGGATGGCGAGGCGGAAGGCGTAGTCCTTCGGCACGGTCAGCACCTGGCCGCCCCAGTGGCTGGCCAGGTGGTCGGCGATCGCGGCGCCGGCCTGGTCGGCGACGTCGTCTGCGATGCCGTGGTCCTGCAGCACGACAGCCGCATGCGCGGCGACGTCGGACAGCAGCTCGTTGCGGAGATCCTCCATCCGGGTGCTCATGACGCGTCTCCGTATCGTGTCCTGGCCTCCGCGGCCTGGGCATCGTGTTCGGCCTGGTTGATGCGGCCGTAACGGAGCATCTGGGCCAGGTACGCCAGCTCGTTGGTCAGCCTGTCCTCGACGGGGCGTGACGGGCTTGGGCCGGTCGGGCGCCGGCCTTCGCGCAGATCCTGCTCGCGCGTCTTTTCAGCGGCGGCGTCAGCGGCATCGGCGATGCCGAACACCACCTGGCGCAGGTAGCCGTGGGCGGCCAGCGGCAGCGTGAGGCGATCGGACTGCTGCAGCATCTGCTCGATGCCGGCGACCCACGCCGACGTCGGCGCCGGCCGGCGCACGCCGGAGCGTTCGTCGCGGCAGACGGTGCCTTCGGCGACCAGCGCGGCGAGCTCCTGCAGCAGCTTGGTGGCACGCGGCAGGCGCAGCGCCGTCTTGGGCGGCTTGAACAGGCGCAGGTACGACATGGCCGCACGCGCCAGCGTCGGCTCCATATCGCCCAGCACGGCGCCGAGGCGCTTGGCGTCGGCCTCGACCATGCCGGCCTCCCACGGGAAGTCGGTGCCGCAGCAGGGGCACGTGATGCGGATCAATCCATGCCTCCCATGCGCATCGGCTCATGCTTGCGGCGCTCCCAGTTGGTGCCGGCGTAGAACGCCGCCTTGAGCATCTGGTGGATCACGCCCTGGTAGCAGGGCCGGATCTTCGCCACCTCCGGCAGCCAGCGGCGGCGCCAGTGCTCCTGGAACACCACCTTGCGCTCTTCGACTTCTTCAGGATGCATCGCCCTTCTCCCTTTCGGCGAGCTGCTCCAGCATCTCGATGCGCGCGCCCAGGTGATCGCACACCGGCTTGAGGCAGCGCAGCTGGCGGCGCCAGTTCTTCGGCAGCTTGGCCGTCAGTTCGGCGAATTCTTTCTCGCCGATGCCGAGGCGCTTCAGCGATTCGTCGATATAGGCGTTGCGGGCGCGCTTGGACTGTTCCACGTCGAGCGCGGCGATGATGCCCTTCAGCTGCTCCTCCTTGCGCACCCAGGCGACACGGGCAATGCCGCATTGGCGCTTGGCGATCGCATCGGCGTACGCCCACGACAGGCCCATGTCGGCGAGCATGGCCTCGATCACGGTGATCATTTCCGGCATGGCCGACGAGGTGAAGTTGTGCGGCTTGCCGGGGTACTGGCCGGGTCGGCCCGGGTGCGCGGCGCCGAGGCGGCGCAGTTCGTCCAACACGGCGCCGAGCTGCTTGTGGTCGAGCTTGGCCGAGCTGTCCGTTTCGGCGCCGTGGGCCGCCGAGACGCGGCGGATCAGCGCGCGGTAGGCATCCTCGTCCATGCCGTGCTTCGCCAGCTGCGCGCGGGCGATGTGGATGGCGGCGATCGCGTTGCGGCGGCGCTTCGCCTGGATCGCTTCGCGCGTCATGGCGTTACTCCACCAGGCAGGACGATCCAGACCGTCACGCACGGCACCAGGTTGATGCACCAGCGGCGGTTATGGCGCGACCAGTGCGCGCCGATCCACAGACTGCCGGGGCGGAACAGGATGCCGGCTTTCATTCGATCATCTCCCAGCCAAGTTCCGTCCACCGCTTGTACGGCAGGTCGTAGTCATCGAACTCGAACTGCACCTGGATCGAATCGGGAGCATCCGCCGACCAGTACACCTCTTCGACCTTCCGCAAATTGCCTTCACCGGAGTCGATCATCATGCCGACCACCGGCACGAACGGGATTTCGCCAGCGCGCTGCCACTCCGCACCGTCGATAGACGGATCGGGCCGCTTTTTCCCCTCCGGCCAGCCAGTTTCGAGGAAATACGTGATCTTCATGACTGGTGCTCCAGGGCATGCTGTGCACCGCCCTTCACACCGCGGTGCAGCTGGGCCTTGCGGCCGGCGTCGTGGCCGGCCCAGGCGTCGTCATCGCGACTCTTGCCACGCGTGGTCAGGTCGCGGCCGGTGGTGGTGCCGGCATCCGGGTAGCGCGACTTTATGAACTCGTCGATCGCCAGCCGCTTGTCGTCGGCAAGGGTGGTCTCGGGGAACAGGTGCGCGACGGCGTTGACCCAAGCCAGCGCGAATACCTCGCCGCGCGCCTCGCGGTTGCCGCGCTTACGCACACGGGCGATGTGCTTGAGGCGGTCGGCGACGAGCTGCCGGCGCAGCACGATGAAAGCGAACGCCGCGATCTCGGCGGCGCCGTCGCAGCCGTAGAAGCGGATCACGGTGGAGCCGGTGTTCCAGCCCTGCACGCGGCTGATCATGATGCGAGCGCCGAAGCCCTCAGCGGCCAGCCCGGCCAGCAGCAGGATGCTGCGTGTCGGCTCGGCTCCACGGGCGCGGGTATTCGCTTCGGCCTCTTCGACGCCCATAGCCTCGGCATGGGTGACTCCATGCTCGCGCATCATCGCCTGCGCCTGGCGCAGCGCCGCGGCGGCTTCGTTCGGATTGGACGAGGCGGCGAGGCGCAGGCAGGCTTTGACCTTGCGGAGGATGGCCGCGCGGTTCATGCCGTCACCTGCTGCGCTGCCGGCGCCAGTGCTGGCTCCATGACATGGGAATACGCATAGACCGGCAACAACAGCGGTTCGTCGCTGCCCGAGATAAACCAGTTTCCAGCTGCATTGCGCCAAGCCATGAACACGATGCCCGCGTTGTCGCTGGCGTCGTAGGCGGAGACCATGACGTCGACCAACGGCGCCGGTTCGGAGGCGGTGACCGGACACCAGCGGTTCGACGCGAAGTCTTCCGTGTGCAGCCATTCGCGCTTGCCGTCCGGGTGGTGAATACACCAGGTGGTGTTGTCGCCCAGGGTGTTGGCGAGCGGGGCGAGGCTGGCGAGAATCTCCGTCCGACGCGCGGGCGCGAACGTCAACACGTTCCGCCAACTTCCCGACGTGTTGACCTGGAGCATCAGATCGGTGCGTGGTTCCATGATGTCAGCCCTCCTTTCGCGCGCAGCTGCTGCACAGATCCTCGGCGACCCACCAGCAGCCGCCTGCGCAGGCGCGGTTCTGGGTGCAGCCGCAGACGCGGCATACACGTTCATGGATGGGCCGCGGCTTGCTGTCGCCCTCGCGGATGCGCACGCCACTGGATGCATCCACCTTGCGGGTGTCCTGGTCGAGCACGTTGCTGGCGATGGCGTTGAACAACGCCTGCGCGTCGGCGCCGGTGGCGCGGATGCTGGTGCCGCCGCGACTCTTGGTGATCCGGATGGCCATGTCACACCCCCGCCATGTCGAGGCTGATCGGGCTGTACTGGTCGCTGTCGCCGACGCGCTCGTAGAAGCGCACATAGGCCTTGCTGCCGGTCACCTGAACGGCGTTGCTGATGGCTTCCATCGCCCGCTTCCAGCGCTCGTCCGTGATCTTCAGGCGGCGCAGGCTCAGCACCAGGGCGGTGCGGATGTTGCCGGCCTGGTCCACGCGGAAGGCATCGTTGATCAACGTGGAAACCTCCACGCGCGTGCCTTCGGTCCAGTCGCGCAGGCATTCGTCGATCAGCGCTTTAGCTGCCTGCAGCTGCTCGTCGAACGTAATGTTGTCCTGCACCTGGCGCACGATCTTGTAGCGACCGTCGAAGCTGATCAGCGTGACATTGCCCTTCTTGCCGCCCAGCTTCACGTCGTACTGTTCGGCTGACAGATCGACGAACGCGTCGATCTCGCCGAACGTGTACGTCTTGCACTGCTTCAGCTGGGCCTGCACGGCTTTGGCCTGGGTCACCAGATCCTGCACCACCTGGTCGCGTGCCAGGTCGATGGGTGCAATCAGCTCCTCGGGGATCAGGTGGCCGGCGCCGTTCTTCCGGTAGCCGGCGGGAATGTTGTCTGTCATGGCGTTTCCTTGGAATCGTGCGAGGCCTCTTCGGCGTCGCGATGGATGTGGTACGTGGTGTCACGCATGCGCTGGCCGAGCCAGGGCGGCAGCTCTTCGTCCGTGTCGATGGGCAGCCGCTGCGCGGCGGCGAGGCTCGGCGGGAGGGTGGAATCGCGGGCGGTCATGGGGCGGCCTGCTGCGTCTTGGCGACGCGCTGCCACAACGTCGAGCGCGTGCTGCCGCGGACAACGCGTACCGCGCCGCGGCGGCGGAGCACCTGCAGGGCCGTGTTGACCTGATACAGCTTGAGTCCGCCGTGCGCGGCTGCGATAGCGCGCGGCCGCATGGGCTCGTCGCCCATCGCTGCCAGCACGGATTCCGCCATCGGCGCCGGGCGTTCAACCAGCAACCGTGGGCGTAGCAGGTGCGGCGTATTGACCGGCTCAGACCCTGCCGCCGCCGATGCCGCGGTGCCGCTGCGCGCAACCGCGGAGTAGCGCAGCACGGCGTCGTCGCAGTGGTGGCGCCTGGCCGCGCCGTGGCGCACCAGGTAGCCGAGCTCGTCGTACACGTCGGCGACGTGCGCGCCCACCACGTTGGCCACCTGGTGCGGCGGCACCGGCTTCGCCGCGCGGCGCAGGCACGCCAACACGTCTTGCCTCAGCGCTTCCATCACGCACCCGCCTGCGCGGCCACATCCCCGCGCACGGTGTGCATCAACCACTCGACCTGGCAGCCCTGCACCATCGCGACCATCACGTGCTCGCGCAGGTTGCCCACGCGGCGGCTCTTGCGGATGGCGCCCCGCACGAAGCGGGCCGGCGCACCGTCGAGGATGATTAGCGGGCGGCCGCCGCGCACCTCAACCGACACGACGGTGGCGCCGGCCCCGTCGAGGAAGAAGATCGCGCCCAGCGCCTTGTTCGTAGCCGCGCGGAGAATTTCATTCATGGGATTCATGGTTGGCTCCAAGGGGCAGACCCAGCTGCCCGCGTAGGTCCGGCAGCGTGACGCGCTTCATCGCGCTCACCTGCCGCAACGTCGTCATTGATCGGCCGTACAGCCACACACAGGTGCGATCCAGTTCGGCCGCGTTTGCCGCGAAGAAATAGCCGGTGTCCGGCGTTCCGCAGACCGGATGCCCGGCCAAGCGCAGCGCCATCACCACCTGCCGCAGCCGGCGCTCGTCGGCGGTGCTGATGCGGCCACTGATCGCCAGCACCAGCTCGCGCGCCGTGCACCCGTTCGTTTCGCCGACACGTCCCCGCAGTGCGCCCAGCACTGAGTCCAGGGAGATGGCGTCGGAGGCGAACAGGTCGGCTTGCATGGCCTACCTCACAACCGGCTCGGCGGGTCGATGGGCCGATCCGGCGCGGGCACATGCAGCGCGACATCCAGCTGATCGCGCAGGCTGGCCGCTTCGGCTTCGGTGAGGCGCAGATGGCCGTATCGGCTACGCGTGGAAACGCGAATTGTCCCGTCCTGCTGGCGGCGTGCCTCGCACCATGCGTCGGTGGCTTCCGGCTTGGCGTTGGCTCGGAACTCGGAGAGATCCTTCGGACAATGCGCGGCCCAGCGCGCGTGAATGGCCACCCTGGCCATCGCCGCGGCAAGAACATCGGCACCGATCGTCTTCGCGTCCACCGTGAGGACGGTGCGCAGACGCGTGGCCAACACCGCATCGGCGAGCGCATGAACGTCAAACAACTCCATCGTCTTGGCACCGTTGTCCCAGATGCCGAGGCTCAGCGATTGCCCATCGGGTACTTTCACCACGATGTAGTTGCGGTTGGAGAACAAGGCGTCGCCATTGGCGAGCAGCAACCGGGCTGCGAAGCCGCCGATCGTTTCGCGGTTAGCCATGTCAGACTCCCCCAATCACGTCAGCGTTGACCTGCGGCACGCCCAGGTCGGCGGCGCGGTTCATGGCGGCAGCCAGCGCGTTGTGCACCGCCAACGGATACAGCAGCGTGCCGCCCGCGCGCGTGGGCGTGAGCTTGCGGCGCAGGGCGTCGACGGCGCCCGTGGCCAGCACCTGGTCGATGGGCGTGCCGGCGCGCTTGAAGCGGTGCGCCAGGTAGGCGTCCAGATCCTTGTCCAACGCGGGCAGCGTGACGATCTCGATGCGCTGCACGACCTCGCGTACTTCCGGGTTGTGCTCGCTCAGCTTCACGGCCAGTTCGGACTGGCCGATCAGGATCACGGACAGCAACGGTCGCAGGCCGTCCTTCAGTTCGCGGAAACGCTTCAGGTGCTTGAGTGTGGCCAGCGGCAGGCTGTGCGCTTCCTCGATCACCAGCACGTGGCTGTGGCCCGCGCGGGCGCTGTCGCGCAGCGCGGCGTGCAGCTGTTCGAAGCGCGCCTGCGGGCTCGACTTGGTCTTCGCCAGCGGCGATACCGCGGACATGATCGCCTCGGCGATGTGCTGCGCCTTGAGCGTCTTGCCGATGGTGTCGTTGCTCTCCATCGCCAGCACGTACGGCTCGATCACGATCACCGCTTGCTCTTCGCGGTTCAGGCGGTCGACCAGCTCTTCGCGCAGTGTTGACTTGCCCGCGCCGCTCTCGCCGATCGCGGCCATGAAGCCGCCGTGGCGCGCGACCTGGTACATCGCCTCGCGCACGTAGCGGATGTCCGGCGACAGGAACACATCCTCCGCCGTGGCCGGGTCCGCGAACGGGTCGCGCTGCAGGTTGAAGTGCCGGCGCGCCGCCGGCGTGAGGGTTTGCTTACGCAGTAGCATGGACATCTCCTCCTGGTCTTTCTCAAGTGGGTCGGGCGGGGAAACCGGCGGCACCGTGTTGACGCACGGTGCCGCCACTTCAAACAGGCCGGCGGTGGACCCGCCGTGCCGGTGAACGAACGTGGTGATGGCGCGCTCGACCGCCGCGCGGTCGGTGCCCAGCGGCAGATGGCCGCGGTTGATGAAGGCGTTGAACGCCGGCCGCGAAATACCGGCGGCAGCGGCGACAGCGCCCTGCTTGATGCCGGCGCTGACCAGGGCGGACTTGAGGCGCAGCGTCATGCGACACCGCCAACCACGCGCAGCCGCGTCGCCTGCGCCAGCTCAGCCGCCCAGGCCTCCACCTGGGCAAGCGGCAGGCCCTCGGGCCAGCGGGCCACCGTGCGCTGGTACAGCTCGGCGCTCCAGGTGCCGCCGGCGCGCTCCACCAGCGGCTTCACCGCGCGCGCGGCGTCCACGTGGTTCAGCGGCGGGAATTCGCGCGGCGGGTTTTCCGGCATCGCCATCCGCGGCGCGTCGATCGCAGCCGGCGCGGTAACCTGCGACGGCGTAGCCGCGCGCGGCAGATGGGCCACCTCGCGCAGCTGCGCATGCGGCAGGAACGGGTCGATGCGCCCGCCCAGCGGCAACGCCTTGGCCTTGCGCTGGGCCGCGGCCTCTTCATCCGTCGCGGCATCCATCGCGGCCCGCTCGACGCGCTTGCGGTTGGTATCCGCCGGCGTGTCGGCGTGCTGCCGGAACTGGCCAATCTGCACGGCGCCGGCAAAGCCGTACTCGCCCTGTTCCAGCGCGGGCACCACGAAGTGCGCGGCCTGGCCGGTCTCGTCCGTGCCGAGCACATGGGCGGTATCCGCATCGGCCCACGCGTTGCGCGCCACGGTCAGGGTGTCGCCCACGATCACGCCGGGCACGCCCGATACGTCGTATTTGCGGCCGCGGTAGCTGACCTGCAGCAGCGTGTTGACCACGCGCGTCTCGGGCGCCGACGATGCCAGCCGGCGGCACACTGCTGCCGCCGGCGCCAGCACCAGCTGCTCGATCGTGATGCGCATCCACGCGGCGTACCGCGTCATGCCGTGCCGCGAGTGCCGCGCCGTCGCGTTGAAGTGCCGCATCCAGCGCCAGGCCGCCGCGTTGAGCTCGTCCAGGTCATGCACGGCGATGAAGGCGAGGCCCTGCTCGAACTTGCGTTCCACGATGTCGTTGTGCTTCTCGACGGAGCCCTTGGCCCACGGGTGGTGCGGCTGGTTCACCCACACCACGGTGCCAAGCGCGGCGCACAGGTTCTTGAACATCGCGCCCATGTTCGCGCTGCCCGGATCCACCATGACCATGCGCGGCACGCCGTGGAATGGATCGTGCGTGCCACGTGGCTGCATGGCGTTGATGAAACAGGTGCAGAGGTTGCGGCCGCTCTCGGCGCCCAGCACATATTCGACGTACAGCGCGCCGGTGGTGTGATCCACCACCACGTAGCGCCAGACGCGTTCCTTGGCGATGCGCTCCAGGTTCTTCGGCTTGTTTTTGTAGAACTCCTTTTCCTCCATCACCTGCAAACCGGTATTGCCGTGCAGGTAGTAGAGGACGCACAAGCTCGGATCGATCTGCCAGACATGGTTCGGGTGCGCGCTGGCCAGGCTCACCTTAGGCGCGGGGCGCGTGAGCTGATCCGGGTGCAGGCGCAACTGCCGCAGCCGCACGCTGGCCGCGCCGGCCGAAATGCGGCGCCATTCGCCGGTGGCCTTGTCCACGCGCCCGGCGTTGATTTCGCCGTTGGCATGCAGCGTGGCCAGCGCGGTCTCGATGTCCGCCAGGCGCTTGCCGTTGGCGCGGTGGGTGCTCATCAGGTACGCGCTGAGCAGCACCGCATCATCCTCGGTGAGTGCCGATGCCCCCTTGTCGGCCCGCGGTTTGCGGGCCTTTTCGCGCCCTTGCGCGTCGACCACCTTTACGCCGCGCAGGCAGTCGCGCACCAGGCGGCGGATGGTGGCGGGCGAGCGCCCGATACGCTCGGCCACCTCGTTGACCAGGCCATCCTTGGTGCCGTGTTTGGCCGCGAGCATGCGGGCAGACAGCTCACGCACCGCTTCGTCCACCACCACGCTACCGCCCAGCAGCTGCGTCATGGCTCAGTTCTCCGGCACGAACAGCGGGGCCTGGATGTAATCGTTTGTGCGGATGCGGTCGAGCGTGTCGATCAGCTCCGCGATCACCCCGCCCATGTACGTGCGCACGTCGATGCGGTGCTTGTCGGCATGGGTGGCCAGCGCCAGCAAGGCGCCCATCAGGCCCGCGTCGTCGCTCTCCGCGGCCAGCGCGTTGAGCACGATCTGCTTGGCCTGGTCGACCTGCTCGCGCAACGTGGCGGACTGCTCATCCGGCGTTGCGGCTTTCCACTTGCGCTTGGCCTTCGCGACGTCATCCTGCAGGCGGCTGATCTTGGCATCGCGCTCGGCGGTGTGGGCGCGCGCGGCCTCGGTTTCGGCGCGGGCCTCGCGCACGGCGGCGCGAAGCTCATCGCGCGTCATCGACTGCACGTCGTCGATGTCCAGGCCGCTGGTTTCGCCGTCCGTGGCCAGCTCGGCGAACTGGTCCTCGGGCAGCGAGAGCAGTTCGATCAGCTTGCTTTGGGTGCCGGCGGCCTCGATCAAATGTTGCGCGCGCGCAACATTTGGGAGGGCCGAGACGCGCCGCGCGGCCTCCATCATGCGGTGAGCATGCGTCCGGTCGATGCCCAGCCGGCCGAGCATTTCGATCCAGTCGCCGTGTGCCGAGCACTCCCGCGCCACTACCAGGAAGCGCCCCGCACGCAGGAAGGCATCGCAGCCGCGGCGCAACTCGTTGCGGATGGCGGTCTCGTAGTGCTGCGGGCTCCACGGCAGTCCGTCGCCGAACGCCTCGACGACTTCCGCCGCATGCGCGGCCATCGCGTTCTGGGTTTCGGCGATGGTCTCTACCGGGAATGGAGCCAGTTCGGTGGGTGCCGCCGCGGTTGTTGCCTTGCGTGCCATGTGATGCCCCCTGTCAGGAAAGAGAACCCGCGGCGATCCGCTGGGTGGTTTCGGTCATGCGCGCCTGCAGGCGCGCGGTGTGGTCGGCGTGGGCCTGGGCGATCTGCAGCAGCGCCACGCTGTGCGCGAAGCGGCCGTTGTCCAGGCGCAGCACGAAGCCTTCGGCGATCAGCACGTCGAGCGAGCGCGTGACGTTGCTTGGGCTCTCGTTGATGGCCTTGGCGATCTCGCTGTTGCTGATGCCGGTAAAGGTGGCGCCCTTGAGCGCCTTGAGTACGCGCAGCGCGCGCTGGGCGGAGAGCTGGCTCATGCGGCCCATTCCTTCGGCGCGTACCAGCGCCGCCAGATACGGTGCAGGCGCGTGGCCTCCCGCGCGCAGGCCTCGCCGATCAGCGCCCATTCGATGTGCTCGGGGCTGTTGCGGCGCAGGGCGAAGTGCCGGTCGGTGGCCGCGTCGACGGCGCGGTACACCGCCTGCTGGCGGGCCTTGAGCTCGGCGAGCGAGTACGGCGCGTTCATGCCGCCACCTCGACGCCGGCGGCCTTGATAACGCGCCGGCGCATGGCGCGGCCGCGCGGCCCGTCCCACGAGCCGAGCAGTGCGTTGCGCACGTTCGATACGTGCGTGCCGTTGTCTTTGGCCCAGCGCGACATGCTGGTGTTCTGGAGCACGAATCCGGCTTTGACCTTCAGTAAGAGATCGAGGCCGGGTTTGGCGTCTTTCATGGTTGTATCCTGTTCCGTCTGTGGCTGTGGGCAGTTGTCATCCACGGAACAAGATTATATCCACATATATGGATTTGCAAGAGGTGCGGTATGACGTCGTTCGAACGAATCCTGCTGCGCCTCAAGGAACGACTCGGCGTGCAGACGGACAAGGAAATTGCCGAGCTGCTGGGCATGTCCAACACGGCGTTCAACGCGCGAAAAAAGCGCGATGCGTTTCCGCAGGACAAGTTGCTCGCGATGATGGTGCGCCGGCAGGACATCGACATCGACGTGGAGTACGTCTTGTCCGGCAGTTCCCCGGAAACACGCGAGCGTGACCGACGCCTCGGCGCGGTACGCCACGGTGCCGAAGCGGCATTGCGTGTCGAGGGGTTGACGCGCCGACAACAGGCCACGGTGCTCGATGAGGTAGCGCGCGCGGAGATCGGCACGCTGGCAAAGGATGAGCTGTTATTGGTCGATCACTACCGCAGCGCGGACGATGACGTGAAGCCTGTCATCCTCGCGGCCGTTGCCTCAATGGCTACCGCGGCGCCGCACGCCAAGTCACCGGCATCGAATGCTGGGCCGCGCCGCCCGCGAAAGATCAGAAAGTGATCGGCACCGGAGAATGAGGGGCATGAAGATCGCGGATCTGGCAGAAGGCTCGCGCACGATCGAAGACCTGGCTGTCGAACACCATGAATGGGTGCGCGAAGTGGTGCGCCGCGAGTCACACCTCCAGGGCGAGATCGTCATCTACAGCCGCACGTCCGCGGAAGAACATGTGCGACGCCTGAACCTGTTGGCTACGCAACTGAAAGACGAAGATCTCGAAGAAGCGATTGCATGCATGCGGCGTGCGTGCGCGTTGAACAAGGCCATTGGCGGCGGCTTGCCCGACAGACGATCTCTTCGGTTGCCTATGTTCTTGCAGCGAGCCGGCCGAATGGGGGAAGCGATGCAAGCGTTCAACCAGGCACTGCGTGATGTTGATGATTGGGTCGCTGCCGGCCCTGCACGCCAGACATCGACCGAGCGTGCGGCGGCAACCGCTTCGATTAAGGCCGTTGTCTACGATCAAATGCGGATTGCATGGAAGCGCGAGGGGGACATGGGAAAAATGCAGTCTGCGAAGCGCCTAGCCGATTGGCATGAAGCTGAAGGCATGAGGCTTCACGCGATCCTCGACAAGGAGCGGCATGAGGCATTTCTAACCCGCAAGTTGAAACATCAACCAAACCAGGAAGGAACGTCATGAAGACACTTCGCATGTTCGGCCTCGTCACCGCGTTGACGGCCATCGGGCTCTCCGGCTGCGCCACCATGACCGACACCATGTCCGCTGCTGCAGGCATGGGCGTGGTGCATCAGGAGCGATCAACATTTGACAACGCGACGGTCGTGACCGTGTCGCCCATGCCGTTGTGGGCCAAGGGCTCTTGGGGCAACGCCGTGCAACTGGGCGCGCGCTGGAGCAGCGCCACGCCGGACCACGTGGCGCTGGAGATGGCTTATCGGGCCACCGCCAACGCCGGCAGCAATGCGTTCACCAGCCTCAGCGGCGTCGACATCAATGTCGATGGCGAGATCACGCACTGGCAGGTCGGCGCCCCAACGCAGCTCAGCAACAGCGGCTACAACACGGTCTCGCGGACCATTTACACCGCCAGCCAGAACAGCGTGATCATTCCCTATTCGCTGCTGCAACGCATGGTGTCCGCGAAGGATTGCCGCTTGCGCATCCACACTGGTGAGGGCTATGAGGATGCGCAGTTCAACATCGAGCGGATTCCAGGCGGTCAGCCCACCGCCATCCATTCGATCAAAAAATTCATGGCGCAGGTCGATGTGGCGCGAGGACAACCATGACCGCCGAGGCAACCCGCGTGCTTGCCGCCGGTGTAACCCGGTTGGGCGAACTCTCGCAGCAGCACCAGGCCGAACTGGGCGTTATCGTGGCGGCGCTGGCTGCCTTGGTGCGCACGCATCCCGACCCCGCGGCTTTTGCCGCGGCTTTCCGGCGATCCTGGCAGCTGCTTGGATCACAGCATTCAAACGCCGAGCTTGGGCCTCAAAACGAAGTCGGTATTGATGCAGTGCTGTCGATCCTGGAGCAGGAATGCGCAGTGCCATTGAATGTACGTCCTGGACGATAGGTAACGGGCGCGCACACCTTCGCGCGCGCGCGGACCATAGTCTTGTGAACGCGGGCCAAAGACTCGCCTGATCCACCCATCGAAACTGACCGCCGGTAGTGGTGCTTGGCACCCTTGACCGGCGGCAGGTTCCTCCTGTCCTGCCGCCGGTCCTTTTCTTCGGAGATCGGTGATGGACAAGCCGCGCGGCGTGCGCAACAACAACCCCGGCAATCTGCGCTGGGGCAGCCCCTGGCAAGGCCTGCTGCCGCCGGCGCAGCGCACCGACAAGGACTTCTGTCAGTTCACCGCGCCGGCGTGGGGCATCCGCGCCATTGCGGTGGCGCTGATCACGTACCAGGACAAGCGCCGCGCGAAAGACGGCTCGCGCATCGATACGGCGCGCGAGATCATCGAGCGCTGGGCGCCCGCGTTCGAGAACGACACGGACAGCTACGTGCGCGCTGTCGCGTCGGCCTTGGGTACCGGGCCGGACGACGAAACCGTCAACGTGCACGACTACGCCACCATGCTCGCCCTGGTGCGCGCGATCATCCGGCACGAAAACGGCAACCCGGTCGATTGGCACGACAAGCCGGCCGACTGGTACGACGACATCACGCTCGACGAAGGCCTGCGCCTGGCCGGCGTGGTGAAACCGGCCGCGCGCAAGGTGCCTTCCCCGGTGGCGGTGGCGGCCACCGCCGGCGGCAGCGCCGCCGTGGTGGAGGCCATCCAGCAGGTGCAGCCGCTGCTGCAGGCCACCGGCCAGGTAGTCAATGCCACGGCCGGCTGGCCGCAATGGCTGCGCCTGATCGGCGCGCTGCTGGTGCTGGCCTCGATCGCCGCCGTCGGCTTGGCCTGGTGGCGCCAGCGCCACGCATTGCGGGCGGTGCACTCATGAACCTGCTCGCATGGGGCTGCATCGCGTTGGCGCTGCTCGGCATCGGCGCCGGTGGCGGCGTGGCTTGGCAGGCACGGCACCAGTCCGCGGTTCTCGTCGATACGCGCACGGATCTGCAGACGTGCAAGGCCACCGCATCCGACCAGGCCACCGCCATCGGCAATTTCCAGCAGCGCGCCAAGGATGACGCGAACCAGTTGAAAGCGCTGCGCCTGCTCGCCGACACGGCCCTCAACCAGCGCGATGCGCTGGCGGCCGCGCTCGCCACTCAATCACAGGCGCGCGAAGACGCGGCCAAGAAGGTGACCCATGAAACGCCCGACTGTCAGCCGCTGGCTGCTATGCCTGTGTGTGCTGCCCTGGCTGACCGCCTGTGGGGTCAAGTCGCAGCCCCTGACACGCACGCGGCTTATTGATGTACCGGTCAAGGTCTATGTGCCGATCCCAGCCCCGCTCACCGCGCCGCTGCCTGAGCCGGCACCTCCGGTCGCCCATTGCACGCTGCGCGGTCAAGCCGCGGTGTGCGTTGCGGACGCGCTGGCATGGATCGAGCAATGGCGGGGAGTACTCCGCCAGGCGAATGCAGATCGGGAAACGGCCGCACGGATCGGCCGCGAGGGAGCGGCACCGCATGACAGATGACATGGATCGCGCGCAGGCACTGGACGGTTTCGACCGCGATGTGGCCCTGGTCAATACACGCGCGCGCATCGCCGCGGCACAGTCGCCGCGCGACAAGTCAGTGGATGGCCGTTGCATCGACTGCAACCTGCCCATCGAAGCCGCCCGGCTGCACGCCCTGCGCGGCACCACCAGCCGCTGTGCCGATTGCGCCCGCCAGTTCGAGCAGCGCGTGAGGATGGTCCGATGACATTGTCGATCGAAGCCTGGCAGCTGCTCAGCCTGCTGCTCACTTTGTCCGGGTTGCTCGCAGCGTTCGGCAAGCTGCTGCTCGCGCAGATTCAAAAGTCCCTCGACCAGCGCTTCCGCTCGGTGGAGAGCCAGGCGGCGAAATGGCAGGACCTGGAGCGGGACTTTCTCCGCTTCAGGGCCGATCTGGCCGTGCAGTATGTGCGGCGCGAAGACTACGTGCGCGGCCAGAGCGTGATCGAGGCGAAGCTGGACGCCATCGCCAGCGAGCTTAAGCGTGTGCAGATTGATGGTGCAAAACAGGGGACTCAGCGATGAATGTGGACATGGATAAGGTGCGCCGGGAGTCGATCCGCTGGACGATCCTGCTGACGCTGAACAAAGGCCGTCCGTTCCCGTTGTACGAGGAACGAGTACTCGACGTGGTCCAGGCGATCTACGCGGACTCTACCGCTCTGGAATTGCGCCGCGAGCTGGACTACCTGGACGATCGCAAGCTGGTCGGCGTGGTCAAGGAGCCGGGCGGCCGCTGGCGCGCCGAGCTCACGCACTACGGTGTCGACGTGGCCGAATACACCGTTGATTGCCTACCCGGCATCGCGCGTCCGGCCAAGTACTGGTGAGCCGCCATGCCACGCCGTAGCAAGATCGAGCAGCAGCCGGACGATGTCCGCGCGAAGATCGACCGCATGCTGATCAAAGCCGGCTTCGCCGGCTACGACTGGCTGGTGGAGCGCATCCGCAATGAGCTGGGCGCCGACGTCGGCGGCAGCTCCGGCCTACAGCGTTACGGCAGCAGGCTGCAGCGCAAGCTGGATGCCATCCAGGCCAGTAGCCACGCCGCGCGCCTCATCACTGAGGCCGCTCCCGACGAGGCTGACTCGCGCAGCAATGCCAATATCAGCCTGCTTCAGTCGGAGATCTTCGAGACCATGTTGGCGTTGCAGGACGCGACCGATGAAGACGATCCCAAGAAACGCCTGGCGCTCCTGGGCTACGCCGCCAAGGCGATCGCGCCGCTCACGCGCGCCAGCATCGCCCGCAACAAGTGGGCCGCTGAGGTGCAGACCAAGCTGGACAAGGCCACAGCCGAGATCAAGCAGATCGCCGCCGGCGCCGGCATCAGCCAAGAGACGATGGCGGCCATCGACGCACGCCTGCAGGGCATTGTGTGATGGGCAACGCGCGCTGCATTCCGGCCGATCGCAAGGCCACCTTCCTGCCGTTCCAGAGCCGCTGGATCAACGACACCAGTCGCCTGAAGCTCGGCGAGAAGAGCCGGCAGATCGGCTGGAGCTGGACCAGCGCCTATGCCTGCGTGCGTCGTACCGGACTGGCGGGCGCCAAGAACGACCAATGGGTGTCCAGCCGCGACGACCTGCAGGCGCGCCTGTTCGTGGAGGACTGCAAGCTGTTCGCCGGCGTGGTGCAGCTGGCCGCACAAGACCTCGGCGAGCAGGTCGTGGACGCCGGCGCGAAGCAAAACGCGTACGTGTTGCAGTTCGCCAACGGCCGGCGCATCCACAGCATGTCGAGCAACCCCGACGCGCAGGCCGGCAAGCGCGGCGGCCGCGTGCTGGACGAGTTCGCGCTGCACCCCGATCCGCGCAAGCTGTGGTCCATCGCGTATCCCGGTATCACCTGGGGCGGCGCGCTGGAGCTGATCAGCACGCACCGCGGCAGCCACAACTTCTTCAACCAACTGGTGCGCGAGATCAAGGAGGCCGGCAATCCCAAAGGCATCAGCTTGCACACCGTGACGCTGCAGGATGCGCTGGAGCAAGGCCTGCTCTACAAGCTGCAGGAGAAGTTGCCAGCCGACGACGCGCGCCAGGAGATGGACGAGGCCGCCTACTTCGATTTCGTGCGCGCCGGCTGCGCGGACGAGGAATCGTTCCAGCAGGAGTACATGTGCCGTCCGGCCGACGATGACGTGGCGTTCCTGGAATATGACCTCATCGCCGCCTGCGAGTACGTCCAGGGCGTGCTGTGGCAGCAGCTGGAGGGCCGCGAGCTGTATGTCGGCATCGACATTGGCCGCAAGAAAGACCTCACGGTGCTGTGGGTGGTCGAGCGCCTGGGCGAGGTGTACTACACGCGCCACATCGAGACGTTGCGCAACATGCCCAAGCCCGAGCAGGAGGCCATCCTGTGGCCGTGGATTGCACGGGCTCGGCGTACCTGCATCGACGGCACCGGCCTCGGCATCGGCTGGGTGGATGACGCGCAGCGGCGCTTCGGCGAGACCCGCGTGGAAGGCATCACCTTCACCCCCAAGGTCAAGGAGGCATTGGCTTACCCGGTGCGCGGGCGCATGCAGGACCGCACGCTGCGCATCCCGTACGATCCGGACATCCGGGCTGATCTGCGCTCGGTGACCAAACAGACGACCGCCGCCGGCAACATCCGCTTCACCGCCGAGCGCACACCGGACGGCCACGCCGATCGCTTCTGGGCGCTGGCGCTGGCGCTGCATGCCGGCAGCTCGCCGACCGCGCCCATCGACTACCAGTCAGCCGGATCGCGCACCGTGTCCGACGTCATCGGCCGCGGCTTCGGCGATACCGGCTTCGGCACAGTGCCGGGCGGCAATGACTTCGGAGGCTTCGGCTCATGAGCGAAAGCGACCAGGCAAAACCCCAGCTCGATCGCGAGATCGCGACCACCGCCGACGGCATCGACATCACCCGCGGCTACACCGGCCCGCTGCTCACGCCGTACGACAGCGTGCTGCGCAACCGCGGCGCGGACCTGACGCTGTACGAACAGGTTTACTCCGACCCGGAAGTGAAGAGCGCTTTCGATCAGCGGCAGCTGGCGGTGGTGAAGTGCGAGTGGCAGGTGGACGCCGGCGGCAAGCGCGCGATCGACAAAGCCGCGGCCGACTTCATGCGCGAGCAGCTGAAGGCGATCGGCTGGGACAATGTGACCCGCATGATGCTGTTCGGTGCGTTCTACGGCTACGCCGTGTCCGAGCTGATCTACGAGGTGCAGGGCAACCGCCTGGGCATCAAGCGGGTGAAGGTGCGCAACCGCCGCCGCTTCCGCTTCGGCAAGGATATGGACCTGCGTCTGCTGACGTACGAGCACATGCTCGAGGGCATCCCGGCCGAGGCGCCGTACTTCTGGAGCTTCAGCACCGGCGCGGACAACGATGACGAGCCGTACGGCCTCGGGCTGGCGCATTGGCTCTATTGGCCGGTGCTGTTCAAGCGCAACGGCCTCAAGTTCTGGATGATCTTCCTGGAGAAGTTCGGCATGCCCACGGCTGTGGGCAAATACGACCCCGACGCCACCGACGGCGAACGCACCAAGCTGTTGCAGGCGATTCGCGCCATCCAGACCGACAGCGGCATCACCATGCCCAAGGGCATGGAAGTCACGCTGCTGGAAGCCGCGCGCAGCGGCACCGCCGATTACAAGGCGCTGCAGGACGCGATGAACGCGACCATTGCCAAGGTGGTGCTGGGTCAGACGGCCAGCACCAGCGGCACGCCGGGCAAGCTTGGCAATGACAAGCTGCAGGGCGACGTGCGCGCGGACATCATCAAGGCGGATGCGGACCTGGTGTGCGAGAGCTGGAACCTGGGCCCAGCGCGGTGGCTCACGCACTGGAACTTCCCCGGTGCGGCGATCCCGCGCGTGTTCCGCGTGACCGAAGAACCCGAGGATCTGTCCGCGCACGCCGAGCGCGACGGCAAGGTCAAAGCGCTCGGCTACAAGCCCACGCTGGACTACATCACCGCCACCTATGGCGAAGGCTGGGAGCCCGCGGGAGATCCCCCGCCAATCGGCCCGAACGCGCCGCGCGATCCGAATGCGTCGTCGGGCGCGCAGTTTGCCGAGCCGGCCGCCCCGCAGCCGGACCCGCCGGCGCAGATGGTCGACCAGCTCAGCGCCAATGCGGCACCCGCTGCCGGCGCGTGGCTCGACCAGGTGCGCACGCTGGCGGGCCAGGTGGACTCGCTCGACGCGCTGCGCGATGGGTTGCTGCAGCTGCTGCCTGACATGACGTTGGACCAGTACGCGGTGGCGATGCAGGAAGGGCTGGCCGCGGCGGCGCTGGCGGGGCGCTACGAGGTGTTGCAGGAGGCCGGCCAGTGAACGCGCGACAGCGCCGCGTGAACATCCGTCGGCTTCGCCGTGAGGCGACCCGCCTCGGCCTGAAGCCATCTGCGTGGGAATGGAACCATGCGGAATTCCTGGGCGAGCTGATCAAGCGCGCGAGTCGTCATGGCTGACGGCTCCATCGTCTACGGCTCGCTCCCGTTCAAGGAGCAGATCGCGTTCTTCCGCGCGAAGCGCAACGTGCTCACCGAGCGCTGGACGGATCTGTGGCAGGAGCAGCACGACTTCGGTTTCATGGTCGCGGGCGCCAACCGCATCGACCTGCTGGTCGACCTGCGCGCCGCGATCGACCGCGCGATTGCCGACGGCACCGGGTTGCCGGCGTTCCGCCGCGACTTCGACAAGATTGTGGCGAAGTACGGCTGGCAATACACCGGCGGGCGTAACTGGCGCACGCGCGTCATCTATGAGACAAACCTGCGCACCAGCTACGCCGCCGGCCGCTACGTGCAGCTGCAGAAGCTGAAGCGGGTGATGCCGTACTGGCGCTACCGGCACAGCGACGCGGTGATGCACCCGCGGCCGCTGCACCTGTCCTGGAACAACCTGGTGCTGCTGGCGGACGATCCCTGGTGGACTACGCACTTCTGCCCGAATGGCTGGGGCTGCCAATGCACGATTGAAGCGCTCGATGCGCGCGGTCTGAAGCGGATGGGCAAGAGCGGCCCGGACCAGGCGCCGCCGGACGACATGCAAGAAGTGATCGTCGGCAAGCGTGGGCCGCACCCGTTCACGGTCACCACGCCGGCCGGCGTAGATCCGGGCTTCGGCTACACGCCCGGCCGCGCAGCGTTCGAGCAGCTCACCCAAGGCACGCTGACCAAAGCAGCCAGACTGCCGGCCGCGCTGGGCGCCGGCGCGCTGCAGCCGGTCATGGACATGCCGCGCGCGCAGGCCGCGATCGACACGGCGTACAGCGCGCTCAAGGCTGCGGTGAAGGCCGAGCAGCTGGCCGAGGCTGCGGTGATGATCGGCGCGCTCGACCCGGTGATCGTGCGCGCGCTGCAGGCGCTGGGCGTGACGCCCGCGGTCGCGCCGATCGCCGCCGGCGACGCTGCACTCACCGCCGCATCGTCCCCCGCGCTGCCGACCGCCTTGCGCAATGCCAGCGCCGTGCTGTTCGATCGACAGACGGGCAACCTGCTCTTCGTGAGCAAGGGCACGGTGAGCATCGTACGTCTGGGCGAAGACGCCGATGCGCTGAACACCTACGCCGGCAGCGAGACAGCCAACCTGGCGGACTTGCGCGCGCGACTGCTGGCCGGCGACCTGCAGCTGGTGAAGGGGAAGCTGTAATGGCCGGCGCGAAGATCCGGCTCGAATACGACGCGACCACGGCCGAGGCGGCGCTGGACTACGTCGGCGGCAAGCTCGACGGCGAAGGCCGACAGCTGCTTCTGTCGCATATCGGCGAATACATGCTTGGCGCCACGCGCGATCGCGGCGCGCGCCAGGTCGATCCGAGCGGGCAACGCTGGCGCGCGTTGGAACCCTCGTACGCGCGGTGGAAGCGCAAGAAGCGTCCAGGCGTGCCGATCCTCAAGTTCGACAACCACATGCTGGGCGATCAGCTCGCCTGGCAACTTGTCGACGACACCGCGGTGGACATTGGCACCAACGCAATTTATGGCGCTCGTCAGCAGTTCGTCGGCAAACGCGTATGGCTCGGCACCAGCACGGACGATGACAACGAAATCGTCTCGATCGCACGCGATCATCTGCTCGCTGGTCTGCCCGAATCGTGATTCGCCCTGAGAGCGCCTGCGCGGCCCTCAGTACGCCGGCCGGCGTCAGTGTGCGCAGCCGACCCCGCGGAAGTGTCAGACAGCAGTTTGCGGGCCGCGTGGGCGGCTTATGGGTGCGCCTCCGCTCTTGCACCGCGGCTCGCGCCCGCGCGTAGCCGGTGAAGTTGTGAACCGGGGCCAATGACCCCGGCGGCGGTCATCGCGACGATGCCTGCATGAAAAACGCCCCCGGCCTTATCGAAATCTTCCGCGCTGGTTCGCATGTCGCCAATGACGGCCGCACGCTGGAGTTCAGCGCGGCCGACCTGGCACAGATCGCCAGCAACTACGATCCGGCGCTTTCCGAGGCGCCGCTTGTCGTCGGCCACCCGCAGGTGAACGCACCGGCCTATGGCTGGGCGAAGTCGCTGCACGCTGACGGTGATGTGCTGTACGCCGAGCCCCACCAGGTGGACGCGCAGTTCGCCGAGATGGTCAACAACGGCCGCTTCAAGAAGCGCAGCGCCTCGATCTACCTGGGCGACACGCCCGGCAACCCCACGCCCGGCAAGCTGTATCTGCGTCACATCGGCTTCCTCGGCGCGGCCGCGCCCGGCGTGAAGGGGCTGCGCGATGCGCAGTTTGCCGACGGCGGCGCCGCGGCCGAGTTCGCGATGCCGGTGAGCTACCTGGGCCGCAGCCTGGCCGACGTGCTGAGCCGCGTGCGCGACTGGTTTGTCGAGACGCAGGGCGCCGAGAAAGCCGATCAGATCATTCCGTCCTGGCAGCTGCGTTCGATCGAGGAGTTGTCGATCGACACCGACACGAACGCCATCCCCGCACCTGCCTATGCCGCGCCGGCCGACGCCGGCACCACCTTGGAGACCACCATGTCCGCCAGCAACCCGACCGCTGATTTCGCCGAGCGCGAAGCCGGCCTCAACACCCGCCAGAGCGAAATCGAAGCGCGCGAGAAGGCCATCGCCGATCGCGAGACCGCCGCCCGCCGCACTGATGCCGTCAGCTTCGCCGAGCAGCTGGTCACCGACGGCAAGCTGCTGCCGCGTCACAAGGCACCCGTGGTGGAGCTTCTGCTGGCGCTGCCGGCGGACAAGCCGGTTGAGTTCGCCGAGGGCGACGGCACGGTCAGCAAGCCCGGCGCCGAGGTGCTGCGCGAACTGCTGGGCAGCTTGCCCAAGCAGGTGAACTACGCCGAGAAGTCCGGCGCCGACAACGCGCCGAATGCGGCGGAGTTCGCCGCGCCGGCCGGCACCACCATCGACGCCGCCCGCGTCGACATCTTCGCCCGCGCCAAGGCGTACCAGGCGCAGAACCCCAACGTCGACTGGCTCGCCGCCGTGCGTGCGGTCGGCGGCTGATCCCACATTTTCCAGGAGCCGACCATGTCGCAGTCCCATTCCATCCTCGCGCTGTCGATCGCCGCCGCCGCCGCGATCACGGCCAACACCTTCATCACCGCCGGCGGTGCGGTGGCCACCGCCGCGGGCAACGCGTTCGGCGTGGCCCGCAGCGACGCCGCCAGCGGCGCACTCGTGCCGGTCGACGTGCTGGGCACGGCCCAGGTGGTCGCCAGTGCGGCCATCGCCAAAGGCGCCTCGATCGAGGTGGCCGCGGGCGGACAGGCGGTCACCAAGAGCGCCGGCAAGACCGTCGCCATCGCCCTCGAAGCCGCGGCCGGTGCCGGCGCGGTGATCGAGGTGTACCTGATCCCGAATGCGGCCTGATTCGGCACTCATCACACATCGTTAGGAGAGTTCCATGCCTCAGATGACTTCCGGCCAGGCGCGCATCGTCGATCCGGTCCTGTCCACCCATGCGCAGGGCTACAAGCAGGCGGGCCTGGTCGCCCAATCGCTGTTCCCCAACGGCAACGTCGGCATGTATGGCGGCAACGTCATCCAGTTCGGCAAGGAGGCCTTCCGCCTCTACAACAGCCGGCGCGCGCCGGGCACCACCACCAAGCGCATCCAGTTCGGCTACCAGGGCAAGCCCTACTCGATCGTGCCGGGTGCGCTCGAGGCGCCCGTGCCGCGCGAGTTGATGCGCGATGCCAGCAAGGTGCCTGGCATCGACCTGGGCGCCCGCGCGGTGAACACCGTGATGCGCGCGCTGTTGCTGGAGCGCGAATACAACTGTGCCCAGCTGGCTCGCACCGCCGGCAATTACGACGCCAACCACAAGCTGGCATTGGCCGGCACCAGCCGCTGGACGGGCGCCGCCTCCGACCCGAACGCGGACGTGCGCGCGGGCAAGGAAGCGATCCGCTCGACGATCGGCGTCTACCCGAACACCGCGCTCATCGCGGCCACGGCATTCAGCGCGCTGCAGGAGAACGCCAAGATCCTCGACCGCACGAAGTACACCGGGCGCGATTCGATCACTACCGAGATCCTCGCGCGTCTGTGGAACATCCAGAACGTCGTGGTTGGCGAGGCGACCGTGGCTGATGCCGCCGATACCTTCGGCGACGTGTGGGGCGATGACGTGATCCTCGCCTACACGAACGTCAGCGCCGACCCGAACGTGGAGGAGCCGAGCTTCGGCTACACCTACGTGATCGAAGGCCACCCGATGGTCGAGCAGCCGTACTGGGAGCAGACCTCCAAGAGCTGGATCTACGGCGTCAGCTACGACAACGCGCCCGTGCTCTCGGGCATCACCGCCGGCTTCCTGATCCAGAGCGCCGGCGCGCCGGCCGCGTAATCGAACAACGCCGGGGAAAGGGAACGCCGCCGTTGATCCAGGCGTGACAGCCGGAGAGCACGGTCACGAATACCACGTGAGCGCATCGCCAGGTCAGCCTGGCAACAGCAGAGCGGCGCCGGAATTGGCCGGCGCCGCCGCCCCAGGAGAATCGCATGAAGTACCTCGTCACAGGCGCCATCAAGCTGGATGGCAAGCCGCTCAAGATCGGCAGCGTTGTGGAGTTCGACGCGGAGGAAGGCGACCGCCTGGTGGCGGGCGGCTACCTGTCCGTCGTGCCGGCCGAAGAGTCGGCGCCGGCCAAGAAGGCCAAGTAACCATGAAGCCCTCGATCGGTCGCATCATCATCGTCAAGTGTGCCCAGGCTGCCAGCAACGGCGTCGACCGCGCACCGGCGATCATCACCCGCGTATGGGGTGATGGCGATACGAGCATTGGCCCTGTCATGGTCAACGCCACCGCGTTCCCCGACCTGGCCGTACCGCAGGCGGTCGGCTCCATCAACGTCTACGACACCGAGGCAGACGTGCCCGAAGGTGCGACTTACGCCGCGTTCTGGCCGGAGCGCGTCTGACCCATGTACGCGACCCTCGTCCAGCTCGCCGACGCCAAGCTCACCCGTGAGCTTGCCCAGGTGGCTACCGCCGACAACGCCGCCGTGATCGACGACGCGTTGATGGAGGCCAGCCTGCGCGGTGGGGATCGCACGGCATGGCCTGCTGATCAGATCGCGCTGGCGGACGATGCCCTGGTGCACATCACCAGCGCGATCGCCTCCGCCGACAGCGTGATCGACGGCTACCTGCGCAACCGCAAGCCGGTCGCGTACACGCTGCCGCTGAACCCGGTGCCCAGCCTGGTCGCGGTGTGGTCGCGCTGGATCGCGCGTTACCTGCTGCACAAGGACCGCGTCAATACGAGCGAGTCCACCGACCCGGTCGTGCGCGACTACAAGGAGGCGTTGAAGTTCCTGCAGCTCACCGCGGACGGCAAGTTCTCGCTGGGCGCGGATGATCCGCTGCCGCCGCCGGGCGCGGGCGCGCCCGAGGTGTGTGCGCCGGAGCGTGTATTCACGTTCGACACGCTGCAGGACTTCGGCGCATGAACATCGCGCCGTTCGACGTCACGCCGATCATCGAGCGCGTCCGCGCAAAGGTGACCGTGTTGCGCCAGGTGGCCGGCGCGTCTGACTTCGCCGCGGTGAAGAACCTCACCGATTACCCCGCGCCCTGCGCGTATGTGGTGCTCGCGCGTGACAAGAGCGATCCCATCGCGGTGGGTTATGCGCCGCGCGGGCAGCAGGTGGCGATCGAGCAGGACCAGCGCGTGACGTTCGGCGTGATCGTCGCCGTCAGCAACTACCGCGAGCAGCGCGGCGCGCAGGTCTCGCCGCAGCTGCAGCAGATCCTGGGCGCCATTCGCGGCGCGCTGCTGGGCTACGTGCCCGACGTGCCCGGCGGCCGCCCCTGCCTGCACGTGCAGGGCGACCTCACTGATTACAACGCCGGCACCGCCTTGTGGACGGACGTCTGGCAAACCGCGCAAACCATCGGAGTCGATGCCCCATGAAAGTGACCCTCATCAAGCCCCTCACGCTCGCCGGCGACGAGCACGCCGTGGGCGACCGTGTCGAGGTCGATGCCGCCACCGCCGCCTGGCTGGCCGAGCACAAGATCATCGAGCCGCTGGCCACCACCACCACCGGCAAGGCTGCCGGCAGCAAGGAGTAACCCATGTCCCTCGAAACCTATTTCTCGCTGCAGGGCGAAGTATGGCTGGGCGACCGTGACCCGGTGACCGGCTTGTCCAAGAAGAGCCGCTGGCTGTTCAACGCGCCGAAGTTTGAGATCGCGATGTCGACCGAAACCGATGACGTGGTCGAGAGCCACAGCGGCAACCGCCTGCTCGATGATCAGCTGGACAAGGGCAAGAGCGCCAAGGTCAGCCTGACGCTGCATGGCTGGTCGCTGCAGAACCTGGCGCTCGGCCTGTACGGTGCGGTCGCGAAGATCACCGGTGGCGCCGTGGTGGACGAAGTACTGCCCGCGGGCCTGGTGGCCGGTGACTTCGTGCAGCTGGACAAGCGCGGCATCAGCGCCCTGACCATGAAGGACAGCACCGTAGGCGCGCCGTTGGTGCCGACCGCGCAGCAGATCTCCATCTACCGCCCGAACAGCGGCATGCTGGCGATCACCGACGTCGGCGCCTACGTGCAGCCGTTCAAAGCCAGCTACACGTACGCCGATGCGGACCTGGTCACCATGTTCGGCGTCGTCGCCCCGCCGGAGCGCTACCTGGTATTCGACGGCGTCAACACCAAGACCGGCAAGCCGGTGGTGGCCGAGCTGTACCGCCTCAAGTTCCAGCCGCAGAGCTCGCTGCCGCTGATCAACGAGAGCCACGGCACCATCGACCTCGAGGGCGTGTGCCTGTACGACCGCACTCGCGCCGCCGATGCCAACCTGGGCGGCTTCGGTCGCCTGGTACAGACGGCGGCCGCGTAATGGCCAGGAAGGTAGCCAAGCCCGTGGAAGCGCCGGCGCCCGATACGGGCGCCGACGATCTGGCGACCATGCACCGCGATGCCACCGAGACCATCGGCGGCCGCGCGGTCACGTTCCATGCGTACCGGTTCTGGCCGGGCCAGCAGGTGCGCGCCAAGGCTAAGCCGCTCATTCGCGATCTGAAGACGCAGATCGAAAGCGGCTCGGCGCTGTTCGAAGAGATCCTCGACGTACTGGCGGTGCATACCGAGCTGGTGCGGTGGTTGATCCTGGCCGCGATCCCAGCCGCCGCGGAGCCGGCGGCGCGGGCCGAATGGGAAGCGTGGATCGCCGGCCTCGACGACGAGGATGCGGAGCTGCTGCTGTTCGTGTGGTGGGGTGTCTGCGGCCCTTTTTTCTTGAAGATGATCGTGCGGCGCTGGCAGCAGCAACGTCAGCTCAAGGAGGATCTGGCCGCGACGCAAGGTGGGCCGACGTCTACGCATGCCTCACCGCCGCCGGCTACGGCACCCCTCAGCAGCTCGGATACGAATACACGGAGCGGCAGCTGAGGCTGTACTACGCCGCGGAGCAACGGCGCATCAACGCCGCGCGCGCGGCCACGATCGAGGACGTGGCCACGGCCTACAGCGGCTGCCGCAGCACCAAGGGCAAGCGGGCCGCGGACAAGTTCATCGCTGACCTGCGCAAAGGATCGTAGACGTGGCTGATCGCACCCTGGAAATCGCGCTGCGCATCAAGGCGGACCTGGAGTCCGCGCGCAAGCAGCTCGACGAGCTGAACAAGGCAGTCAAGGCCACCGGCGACAACTCGAAAGAGAGCGAGGCCAAGATCGCAGCCGTCGGCGAACGCATCGGCGAGATGGAGGCCGAAGCCGCTGCCGCCAACAAGACGCTCGGCCAGACCGACAAGGTCACCCAGGCCGCCGCCGTCAACACCAACAAGCTCGGCCGCGAAGTGGCCCAGCTCGCGCGCAACCTGTCCAGCGGCAATATGACCGGCGCCGCCGGCAACATCACGCGGATCGGCTCGGCTACCAGCACCGCCGCCGAAGGCGCGGGCCTGCTGACCGGTGCCGGCGGCGCGGCGGCGGCGGTGCTGGCACTGTTGGCCGTCGGCGCGTTCAAGGGCTACCAGGAAACCGAGCGGCTGCGCGTGTCGCTGATCGCCACCGGCGGTGCCGCCGGCGAAAGTGTCGCGGGCCTCAATGCCCAGGCGGTGGCGGTGGGCGACGCCACGCGCCGATATGGCGAGGCGCGCAAGGCGATCGAGCTGCTGGTGGCGTCCGGCCAGGTCGGCGGCGCCGGCCTGGCCGGACTGGCGCAGCAGGCCGTGAACATGTCGATCGTCACGGGCGAGAGCGTCGACAAGTCCGTGGCGAAGATCCTGGAGATTGGCGAGCGCCCCTCCGCGGCGATCGCGAAGCTCAATGAGCAGTACCACTTCCTGACCGCCGCGCAGTACGCGCAGATCGCCGCGATGGAGGCCGAGGGCAACGTGCGCGGCGCCGCGCGCCTGGCCAACCAGCTCGATGCCCAGGCGATGGCCGACCGTGCCAAGGATGTGCAGGACAACGCCGGCCTGATCGAGCGCGCGGCGCACGGCGTGAAAGCCGCGTGGGACGAAGCCTGGGATTCGATCAAGGGCATCGGCCGCACCCAAGGTCTGGGCGACCAGGTGGCCGCGGTCGAGGCGCAGATCAAGGCGCTCACCACGCCGCACCTGGACCGCGCCGGCAACCTGGTGCAGGGTCAGTTCGGCGACCAGGTGGCGAAGCTGAAGACGCAGCTGGCGGACCTGCGCCGGCAGCAGTTCGAGGCCGGCCTGGCTGGCGTCAACCAGTCACTCGACGCGCGGGCCAATGCGGACGCGATCGCCGCTCGCCAGCGCACCGCACAGTTCCTGCCCGCGGACGTGAAGCGCGACAACGCCCTGAAACAGGCCGCGGCCGACCGACTGGCTGCGATGTACGGCGTGGTCGACCCCGCGGAGAAGGAACGCATCGAGCGCACGTACCAGAACCAGGTGAAGGCGGCGAACGATGCCTTCGCCGCGGCAACCCGCGTGCCGAAGGCCAAGAAGGCGCCGGACAATACCCGCCAGGAGCTCGCCGCGCAGCAGGATCTGATCAAGATGCTGCAGCAGATGCAGGGCCAGCTCGACCCGACCGCCGCTGCCTGGGCGAAGTACAACGCCACGGTCGACCAGGCGAACGCGAAAGCGGCGCTGGCCAAGCAAGCGAAGGGCGCCAACGTCGCCGGCATCGACGCGGAGCGCACCGCGGTCGTGCAGCTGGCCGCCGTGATCCGCGATGCCGACCTGGCCGCGATCGCCAAGAAAGATCGTGACGCGTGGGAGCAGCTTCGGGCGAGCTTGCGCACGCCGGCCGAGGCCAAGGTGGACACGGCCGCGGCGCAGATCGCCGAGCTGAATCGACTGATCGCCGCCGGCGTCGACGTGGGCGGTAAGTATCAGGCGACGCTCGATGCGATCGTGCGCAACAGCATTGTGGCGGCGCCGCAGTATCAGGGCGTGGACGCCGTGGTCAGTGGCCCGGCTGGCGAGCTGGTCAAGAACCTGCAGGCGCAGCAGGCGCTCGATACCTGGCATGCGCAGCAGCTCGCCGCCAACCAGGCATTCCGCGAACAGGACATCGCGAACGAAGAGGCTGCCAACGCGCGCAAGCTGGAGATCGAGAAACAGTTCGCCGCACAGAAGTCGCAGATCGACCAGGCGCGCAACCAGTTGGCTCTGGCTACGGCGGCAGCCGGTTTCGGCGCACTCGCCGGCGCAGCCAAGGCGGCCTACGGCGAGCAGAGCAAGCAATACCGCATCGCGTTCGCGCTGCAGAAGGCCGCCGCGCTGGCGCAGTCGATCCTCGCCATCCAGACCAGCATCGCAGAGTCGAGCAAGATCGGCTTTCCGTGGAACATCGTCACGATCGCCGGCGCCGTGGCGCAGGGCGTGAGTGTGTTGGCCACGATCAACAGCACCACGCTCGGTGGCTACGCCACTGGCGGCGAGATTCGCGAGGGCGGCGCGGTGCGCGGTCCTGGCACCGGCACCAGCGACAGCGTGCTGCTGTGGGGCAGCAACGGCGAGTTCATGCAGCGCGAGGCGGCTGTGAAGTACTACGGCCTCGACTTCATGCATGCGGTCAACAACCTGCAGCTGCCGCGCTTCGCCACGGGTGGCCTGATCGGCGCGCCCGCCGCGCCCGCGTTCAGTCCGGTCGCTGCACCGGCTTTCACCGGCGGCAGTGATGGCGCGGGTTCAAACGCGGCGCGGCCGATCAACCAGCGCATCGTCGTCGGCTTGGATTCGAGCGCGCTCGATGACTGGGCCAGCAGCAGCAGTTTTGAGCAGGCGGTGAAGGTCACCATCGGCCGCAACCCTTCCTTCATTCGCCAGGCGGTGCGCTGATGGCCTACGAGATCGGCTTCGTCGACAACGCCGGCAGCGAGGGCCTGGCCCATTGGCAGATGCTGCTCAAGATCAAGACGTTCGCCGAGGCGTATGGCTGGACCACGCTGCGCTACGTCAACCCCACCGACGGCAGCAACCGCGAGCTGATCATGAAGGGCGTGGGCTTGAGCGGCACCGAAGAGATCTTCATCGGCTTCCGCAGCTATCACTCAGCCGCGGCCGATTACTACAACCTCAGCGTCGCCGCGTTCACTGGCTACGTCGACGCGGCCGCGTTCACCAGCCAGCCCGGTTACATGGAAAGCGGCGTCCCGGCGCACAACCAGCGCATCGACTACTGGCTGTGCGTGAACGCGCAGCGCATCGTGTTCGGCTGGAAGGTCGGCGTAGGCAGCTATCAGAGCGGCTATGCCGGCAAGTTTTTCCCCTATGGCACGCCCGGCCAGTACCCGTACCCTGTAGCGGTTTTCGGCATGCTCAACGGCGTGCCGGCGACGCGCTACTCCGACACGAATTATTCGATGGGCCTCAAGGGCTACATCCAGGCATCGAGCGCATACAACGGCCCGAACGCGCGCATCCGCGACGTCATGGGCACGTGGCAGACGCCTTACAGCGCGCCCTGGAACAGCGGCATCAACCTGCGCGAGACGGGCGGCTATTACCTCGGCAAACGCCTCGCTCTCTACAACGCGGGCAACGTGTGGGGTGAGCTCGATGGCGTGCGCTTCATCAGCGGCTTCAATCAGGGCGTCGAGAACACCTGTGTCATCGACGGCGTGACCAACGTGGTGCTGCGCGACGTAACCCGCACCGGGTTCAGCGACTACTACTTGCTGGAGCTCAAGTAATGGCCTACGTCACTGGCACGGCCAACTCCTACGCCGACCTGCTCGCCGCGCTGCAAACCGCATGCACGACCAACGGCTACACGCTCACGGGCAACGTGCTGAGTAAGGGCACGCTGTTCATCGAAGCGAAGGTCGTGGGCAGCACGCTGCAGATCCAGGGCGGGAGCGGCCAGTCCGGCGGCGTACTCAGCGGCCGCAGCAATGCGCAGCCGTCGCTGATCGGGCTGACGATCACGACGGCGTCGCCCACAGTCGCGCATCCCATCGTGTTCCCGGTGACCTACGAGATCCACGTCAACGCGGCGCCGGACGAGGTCTACCTGTTCATCAACTACGAGACCACCTGTTACCAGTACCTCGCGTTCGGCCAGAGCGATCAGCCCGGCCTGATCGGCACGGGCAATTGGTACTACGGCACGGCAGGCACGAATACCAGTGGATCGAACTGGGATTTCCGTACTCTGGGTGGTGGTTTCACGAACGGCTCAAGTTTCAACCCGGGTTTGTTCGACGCGCTATCCAGTTACTGGGGAGGTATCGGCGGCATCGACCATCAGATGGACATCGCCGGCAACTGGAACACCTACGCGTCGTACTTCGATCGCTGGCCGATCCAGAGCAATTCGCCGAGCGCCTGGAACGGTGAATCCGTGCTTAGCCCCATCGTGGTCTATACCCCGCGGCCGTCGGGCTTGTATTCCCCGATCCTGCAGACCCGGCATATCCGGTGGGTGATGCTGGACAACCTGGTCGACCGCCAGATCATCGACCTGTCCCCCGACAAGTGGATGGTGTACCCGCTGTGGCGTCGCAGCTCGCCGCGCACCTTTGGTCCGACGCCCGTCGGCGGCGGCACCGGCACGCTGGGCTACGCCGTGCGTTACACGGGGCCGTGACGACGTGGCCGTGATCCTCGCCATTGCCGGCGCCTCGGCCGCCGCAGGCTACCCCAACCCGCACGTGTCGGCGGCCTTGCGCGGCTTCGCCGTCGACTATTGGCCGACGCATGCGGCCGATCTGGCGCCGGTCTCTCCGCTGTCTGCCATCACCCGCATCGTGCCCGCCGCCGTGCCCATCGCGATCGCCGCGGTGCCGGCCAACGCCTACATGGTCGACTACTACTACCGGGTGCACCTGATCCCCTCGCGTATCGAACTGGGCAACCTGGTCAGCGCGCAGACGCGCAGCGTCGTCGTGTGGAACGCCTGGCCCGACCAGTCGCTGTCCCTCACCGACCTGCAGATGCTGAACGCCGACGGCATCATCGCCACCGGCGAAGGTGCGCTGCCGCTGGCGTTCGCGCCGCTGCAGCAGCGCGTGTGGTCCGTCGCCGTCGATACGGCTGGTCCGCCCGTGATCGCGGCGACGCTCAGCTGGTTGTTTGCCGGACTCGATCCCCTCTCGGTGGAGATCACCGGCAACCGCCTGACCGCGTGGACTATCCCGCCCGTATGGCACAACGGCATGCTTGAACGCCTGGAATGGCTCACCGAGCTGCAGCGCGGCGCCGATGGCAGCGAGGATGCCTACGCCCTGCGCGAATCTCCAAGGCGCACTTGGGAATTCGACGTGCGCGTCGCCGGCGCGAACCGCTGGCTGCTGGAATCCACGTTGTATGACTGGTCGACGCGCAACTGGGCGTTTCCGGTGTCGCCCGATCACAGCGTGCTGGGCGAGCTGCTGCCGGCCGCCTCGGCCAGCATCCCGCTGGCGACGTCGAACCTGGATTACACGATCGACGGTCTCGCGATGTTGTGGGCCAGCCCGACGCAATACGAGATCGTCGAAGTCAGCGATATACAGTCCAACGTGCTGCTGCTCACGCGCCCTACCGTCAGCGCCTTTCAAGCCGGGTCGCGCGTGTATCCCGTGCGGATCTCGCGGCTCGCCGATCGCCCGCAATTGCAGCGCCCCACCGATCGACGCGCCGATGCGCATGTGCGCATGGAGGCCATCGAGCCGTGCGACTGGCCGGCCGTGCCGCCGGCGACGATGTATGCCGGCTATCCGGTGCTGGACCACGTCGACGAAATCAGCGACGTGCCCACCGCGGTTTATGAACGCGACGTGGAAGTTCTCGACCCGGACATCGGCCCGGTCAGCATCGACGACATCACGGGCCTAGCCTGGCCGCAGCAATCGCATGCGTGGAAGCTGCAGGGCCGCGCCGCGCGCGCCGCGCACCGCTCGCTGCTGTATTACCTGGCCGGCCGCGCTCGCCTCGTATGGCTGCCCAGCGGACAAGACGACATGCACCTGGTAGCCCCCATCGGCGCCACCAGCATCATGATGGATATCGCCTGGTGCAGTTATACGCGCTACCAGCATGGCCAGCCCGGCCGCAAGCACCTGCGCATCGAGCTGGTCGACGGCACGGTGTTCCATCGAGCCATCGCTACGTGGGCGGAGCTCGATGCCGGCACCGAGCGCCTCGGCCTCGATGCCGCGCTCGGCCGCGATGTGTCGCCTGCACAGGTGGCACGCATCAGCTATCTCGCCTTGCATCGCCTGACCGGCGACGCGGTGGAGATCCTTCACCTGGCCGACAGCGCGGGCATAGCCCATTGCAGCGTTCAGTTCTCGGGGGCGCCGGCCAATGAGTGACGTCGAGTTCTACGAGTTCCGACGCGGCACGGTCGCCTGGCGCTATACCAGCCGCCGCAAGCCGCTGGTGTACCAGGGTCAAACCTACGCGTCGGCGTCGATCAAACGCGGCGAGATCGCGCAGACGCAAGACCTCTCGCGCAACGTGCTCGACCTGACGGTGCCATTGGACCTTCCGGTGCTACAGCAATTCCAGCCGGCGGCGCCGCTGGCCAAAATCAGCGTGCTGCTGCGCGTGCTGCCGGCCAATGAAACCGTGGCGCGCGGCATCTGGGGCGGAAAGCTCGCCAGCGTGGAAGACAATACGCACCGCGCCATCATCCATTGCCTGCCGCCCAGCGCCGGCGCCAGCACCGCCGGCCTCAGCGAATGCTGGCAAAAGCCCTGTCGTCATGTGCTGTACGGTCCTGGCTGCAAGGCCAGCCGCGAGGCTGTGCGTGTGGATGCCACGCTCACGTCTGTCGGCGCCACCACCGTGCAAGGTGCGGCATTCGCCGCCAAGCCCGACGGCTGGTTCGCCGGCGGCTACATCACATGGACCACGTCGACGGGCCTGGTTGAGTTGCGCTGGGTGATCACGCACGTGGGCGACATGCTGACGTTGCTGACGCCGTCGTTGGTGGCCGTGGGCACGACCGTGGCGGCATACCCCGGCTGCAACCACACCGCCAGCGATTGCGACACGAAGCACCACAACATCCTCAACTACGGCGGCCAGCTCTATATCCCAGAGAAGGGCGCCCAGAACAACAACCCGGGGTTCTGACGTGATCTGGGCCGCTCTCATCGTTGCATTGCTCGCCGCCATCTACGTCTATTCGTCGATGCCGAGCACCCCATCGAAAAAGCCGCCGAGCCTGGCGGATCTGCAGACGCCTACCGTGGAGGATGGCCGCGAGATCCTCATGGTGTTCGGCGAGGTGGTCATCAACGACAACAACGAACTGTGGCACGGCGACCTGCAGACCAGCCCGATTAAGACGAAGAGCGGCAAGTGATGGCGGAGATCCTGATCACCATGCAGCACGTGCGCGCCGCCAAGCTCGGCGGCACCGGCGTGCTCTGCGCCCCCAGCATTCGCGCCTGGTGCGATCGCTACGGCGTCGACCTCCGCAAGCTCGCCGAGGAAGGGCTGCCGATCGAGCAGGCCGAAGCGATCGACGATGCGTTCGCGCAGCGCGTTTGCGCGATCGCCCGCGCTGAGGCGGCGGAGGCTCGTCATGGGTAAGGGCGGCGCTGTCACCATCGGCTACCGCGAGAACATGGGCATGCACCTGGGCTTCTGCCGGGGGCCGGTGGATGCGCTGCTGGAAGTCACCGGCGATGGCAAGACGGCCTGGTCGGGCAATCAGACCGCTTCCGGCGTGATCGCGATCAACGCGCCGAACCTGTACGGCGGCGAGAAGAAAGAAGGCGGGCTGCAGGGCACGCTCTACGTGATGATGGGCGAGGCCGACCAGATGCCCAACGACTACCTCGCCGCGCAGCAGGTCGGCTTGCAGCCCGGCTACCGCGGCCTGTTTACGGGCGTGTTCGTCGGCCTGGTCGGCGCCATTACGCCGTATATCAAGCCCATCGGTGCGCGCGTGCGGCGCGCGCTGAAGGGCTGGTACAACGATGATTGCTGGGAGCCGACGCTGGCGCAGGTCGATCGCGGCATGAACGGCGTACACATCATCATGCAGGTGCTGACCGACCCGGAGGTCGGCGCCGGCATGGACCGCAATACGGACATCGACCTGGACAACTTCCGCGCGGCGGCGGTGACCGCCAAGGCCGAGGATCTCGGATTGTGCCTCGGGTGGCGCGCTTCCACGCCCGTGGACAACTTCGTGGCGACCGTCTGCGATCACCTCGGCGCCATGATGACGGAAGATCCCGAGACCCTGAAGCAACAGATCGTGCTGGTGCGCGGCGGCTATGACGTCGATTCGCTGGTGCAGGTCGACGAGAGCAACATCATCGAGCTGACCCGGTTCCAGCAGACCTTGCTGGCCGATACGGTCAACGAAGTGATCGCCAAGTACCGCGAGCAACCGAGCAACAAGGACGCCAACACCGCGCCGGCGCAGAACCTGGCCAACATCCAGGCGCAGGGCCGAAAAGTCTCCCAGAGCATCGAATACCCCGGCTTCTACAAAGCCAGCCAGGCCAACCTGGCCGCCGTGCGCGATTGCAACGCCAAGAGCTTCCTGGGCGCCACAGGCGAACTGGTAGTGAAGAGCAGCTTGTGGCGCATCAAGCGCGGCGACGTGATCGCGTTTTCGTGGAAGCGCAAGGGCATCGTCAAGATGCCGCTGCGCGTGCTGGAGGTTCGCCGCGGCGATCGACCGAACCGTCCGATCACGATCACGTTCGCGCAGGACGCATACGGCCGGCCGCAGACCGTTTATATCGCCAGCCAGCCGACCGGCTGGGTGCCGCCCGACACCGCGCCGCACCCGATCACCGTGCAGCGCCTGGTGGAAGCCAGCTACCGCGATCTGGCTGCCACGCTGCGCCCGGCCGACCTGGCCGCCATCACCTCGCTGGCGGGCTACGTCGGCGCGCTGGCCGTACGGCCCGCCGGCGTGCCGCTCAATTACACGCTCACCACGCGCGTGGGCACCACGGGCGCCTTCGCCGAGGTCGCCAGCGGCGACTTCACGCCCACCGGCCTGCTCGGCGCGGCCATGCCGATCGGCGCCGTGGCGGTAGCCATCACGCTTACCGGCGCCCGCAACCTCGACCTGGTCGCAGTAGGCAGCGAGGCGCTGATCGACGACGAGACCTTCCGCGTCGACGCGATCGATCCCATCGCGGGCACCGCGACGCTCGCCCGCGGCTGCGTTGACACGGTGCCGGCATTGCACGCGCTCGGCGCGCGCGTGTGGTTCACCGACGACTACACCGCGGCCGACCGCACCGAATACACCACCGGCGAAACCGTACAGGCCCAGCTGCTCACCCGCGCCGGCGCCGGCCTGCTCGATCCCGCGCTGGCCACCACGGCCAGCCTGGTGCTCAACAAGCGCCAGATCCGCCCGTACCCGCCCGGCGCGCTGAAGATCGCCGGCGTGGCCTATCCCGCCCTGGTCGAGGGCGCGCTGGCGCTCACCTGGGCGCACCGCGACCGCACCCTGCAAGCCGACCAGCTCATCGACACCGCAGCGGCGAACATCGGCCCGGAAGCCGGCACCACCTACACCGTGGCCGTGTACCTCAACGGCGTGCTCGACAGCACCGCCAGCGGCATCGCCGCCACCACCCTCACGCCAACGGTGAGCGGCGACGGCACCGTGCGCGTGGATGTCACCGCGCAGCGCGACGGCTACAGCAGCTGGCAGGCGCTCAGCGCCACATTCGACTATTACCGCACGCCGCGCCGGCTCACCGAATCCGGCGAGCTGCGCGTCACTGAATCCGGCGCCCAGCGCATCGTGGAGACCTGATCATGGCCCTGAAAATCTCGCAACTGACGCCCGTGGCCGCCGGCTCGCTCGATGGCAGCGAACCGGTGGAACTCGGCATTGCCGGCGACAAGAACGCCCCCAATGGCGCCTTCCTTCCGCCCGGCTACATCGACGGCTTGAAGGCGGTATGGGTCGGTCCCAACGCAATCACCTTCACCAACGGCGCGGCCTATATCCCCAGCCTGGGGCGGGTGGTGCGCGTGGGCGCCTCGATCGCGAAGGCCGGCCTGGCCCTAGCCGGCAATACGAAGTATTACGCGTACCTCTGGATCAACGGCGCGGCCGCCGACGTCGAACTGTCGACGACGGCGCCATCGGCGCCCTACAACGGCACCGCACGAACGAAGACCGGAGATGCTTCACGCCGGTACCTGCGGATGGTCGTCACTGACGCGTCCGGCAATATCTATGCCTTCAAGCAGACGGGCCATCTGATCGAATACATGGCGAATATCTATGCCGCGCCGTTTCTGGTGCTGAACGGTGCCAACGCCACCACGCCGACCGACATTTCATGCGCTGGTCTCGTACCCCCCACATCGCAGTCCGCACTCTTGACTGCTATCAATCAAGACCCGGGCGTTGCCGTGGTGCTCGGCACCAGCGATCAGGGCTATACGCTGGCAGCGAATGCATTCCAGGGATTCGTCAACAACGGGAACTCGGTGCTCGGGTTCTTCAACCTCAATAGCGCGCAGGTACTGCAATACATGTTCCGCAGCAGTCCGTCAGGAACATTCGGCATGCGGGTCCAGGGCTACCTGGAGGAGCGCTGACCATGTACGCCATCACCGCCACCAGCTTCCGCGCGATCGCTGATGCCGCTGACGCCCAGCCGGGCGAAACCGCCGTCGATGTGCTCCCCGCATCGCTGCTCACCACGCTGCAGGGCGCCGAGGTGCGCCAGCAGCGCGACACCGCGCTCCGCGCCTGCGACTGGACCCAATCCCCGGACTCACCGCTGACCGCGGCGCAGAAGGCGGCATGCGCGGCCTACCGCCAGGCTCTGCGCGACGTGCCCGAGCAGGCCGGCTTCCCCGACACGATCGACTGGCCAGTGGCGCCGGCGATCTAGAAAAAACGGAGCGCCGGGCTGCGTCAACAGCCCGGCCTCTCTCCACGACAGGACGTGGATCAAGCGCGGCCCCTTCGGTGATCACCGCGGGGCCAGCGTAAGAAACCTCGATCTCAGAAGTGGAGACAGCAGCATGGCTCAACCGATCATCCCGTGGCTTGGCGGCAAACGTCGCCTCGCCGATCGACTGTTCAAGTTCTTTCCCAACACGCATACGTGCTATGTCGAGCCCTTCGCAGGCGGTGCGGCGCTGTTCTTCCTCAAGCCGCCCAGCGACGTCGAAGTGCTCAACGACATCAACGGCGACCTGATCAACCTCTACCGCGTGGTGCAGAACCACCTAGAGGAGTTCGTCCGGCAGTTCAAATGGGCGCTGAGCAGCCGCAAGGTGTTCGAGTGGCTCAAGATGACCCGCCCCGAGACGCTGACCGACATCCAGCGTGCCGCGCGCTTCTACTACCTCCAGCAGAGCGCCTTCGGCGGCAAGGTCGAAGGGCAGAACTATGGCACCGCCACCACCGCTCCGCCTGGCCTCAATCTCCTGCGCATCGAGGAGACCCTGTCCGCCGCTCACCTCCGGCTGGCAAACGCCTACATCGAGCATTTGCCGTGGCAGGCGGTCATGGCCAAGTACGACCGGCCGCACACCTTGTTCTTCATCGACCCGCCGTACTGGGAGACCGAGGGATACGGCGTGGAGTTCGCTTGGGACCAATACCAGGCGCTCGCGGCCACGCTGGCCACCATCCAAGGCAAGGCCATCTTGACCCTCAACGACCATCCCGCGATCCGTGAGCTGTTCGCCAGCTTCGGCATCGAGCGCGCCGACCACTCCTACACGGTCGGCGGCGGCGCCAGGGCCAAGGACGTCAGCGAGGTCTTCATCTTCAGCTGGGACGTCCAGGCCGAGCCGGCCGGCCTGTTTTAG